TATTAGTAGAATCCATAAAAGAATTAAAACAAGAAGTAGAAAATTTAAAGAAAAAAGTGAATTAAGACAATTTACTTGATATTTATAGTATAGTTATATAACAATAATAAGGAGAAAAAGTTATGGCAGATCAAGAGACAAAATTCACAGAAGATGAATTGAAATCTTTACAAGACCTACAAACTTCATATCAGCAGAAACAACTACAATTTGGACAATTAGAGGTTCAAAGGTTGTTAGTGAAGCAACAAGTTGATGCACTTGCTGGAGCAAAGTCTAAATTAGAAGAAGATTATGCAGGGATTCAAGAAACTGAACAAAGATTGGTTAAACAGTTGAATGAAAAGTATGGTCCTGGAAATTTAGATCCAGCAACAGGAGTATTTACCTCGGCACCAACAGAAGAAGTAGAACCAGCAACAACTGAAGAAGCTTCAGAAACCACTTAAATAATCTCCTACAAACATATCGTTTGAGAAAGTTACGCGATATTTATAGTAAATATTTATAGTCTAAAAACGACTAAATAGTTATTTAAATTATAATACAATAGGAGAAATAAAATGGCAGAAAGAATTGTATCGCCGGGTGTATTTACTCGTGAAAAAGATTTATCATTTCTTCCCGCAGGAATTGCTGCAATTGGAGCATGTATAATTGGACCAACACTTAAAGGTCCCGCTTTTGTACCTACTCGAATTACATCTTTCCCTGACTTTGAAGAAATGTTTGGATCCGTCACAAAAGAGTATTACACACCGTATGCGATAGAACAATATTTAAGAAGTGCAGGAACTGTAACCGTGATTCGTGTGCTTAACACAGCTGGGTATAGTGCAGATTATCTTTCATTTCGCGCAGGTAATAGAGCAGTCTTGACCGATGCGATTGATACCACAGGTGTTGCGGAAAGTGATGCATTCTCAATAACAGTTCCCACCGCGGCAGGCGGTGATAACACCGCCCACCAACTCACCTTCGTAGCCGACGCGAATGCAGTCGCTGCTCTCAGTAACGCTAACAATTGGGGAGTTGCCATAGATGTTGCAAGTACAGATGCCCTCAAACAAGCCGCGGTTACCGACGCTATTAATGGAACCGCCAACGCTGCAGTAGGATATGGAACCGCAGCTGTCGGTTCTGTCCTTACGGCGGGAACGCTTGGTATTACTGCAGCAGAAGGTTCAAGTGATACTGAAATTACTCTTACAATGGACGATGTAGGTACGGCTGGAAATGTGGCATCCGTTCTCGCGGCCGTCACCGGGTTCGAAGGCGGACTTCTTCTTGAATCTACTTTTACTGGTGGAACTGGAACCGGAAATGCATTAGCAGTTTTAGCACCATCTCGTGGTGGTTCAGATGGTACTGCAGAGTTAGCAGGATCATCATTGGCTGGAAGTGATACTGTTGGAACAACCGTATTAACATTGAGTGGTAGTAATTGGGGAGCAAAGGGTTTGACATCTACTTCTTACACTTTCGGATTTAATACCGGAAGTTCTCCCACTTCAACCTATATTGCTGACGTATTTGCACATGATTCGGCACCAGACAGCTCTTATGGAGCGTCTGCACAGACTCAGAAATCTGGTCAAGATACCGTAGCTGCATATTTGTATAAGAACTTTAGGTCTGAACAAACTACGATAGGTCTGACTGATAGTTCGGCGATAACATTACATAGTGGTAGTTTGGGTTTGGCAACAACATACAATAACGCATCAACACCATATATTCAATCACAGTTGGTTAATAAATCACGATATAACTTATTTAAAGTTAATACTCGTTCACATGGTAGTGATGTAAACTTGAAATATAAGATTGCGATAACAAATGTTAAGAAAGCAGGAACAATTGCAGGTACTGATTTTGGTTCATTTTCGTTAGAAGTGAGAACAACTGGATTAACTACGAATTGGAGTGGTGAAGATAATCCAGAAGAATCTTGGCATAATTTAAATTTTGATCCTACGAGTACTAATTATTTTGCAAGACGAATTGGAGATAGATATGTAACAATAGATTCAGATGGTAAATTAACCTATAATGGTGATTGGCCGAATATGTCTAAACATATTTATGTATCTGATTTTCAAGCAATTGCAGATAACGCTGTACCTGCATCAATGGTCCCAATGGGACATGCAGCAATTCAAAATCCATATGGTAGTGATGATACAAATGTTCCAACTTGGGACTTTAACACGACTCAAGATACGTTAGGACAACCCGCTGATAATGGTTTACCTATGGGAGTCTGGAACGCAGCCACTCTTTACGGACACAATTACAGAAACTTAGATGCTAAAGAATATTTAGCACCCGTAAATTCCTTTGGGGGTGGTTCACATACGAGTATGAGTCTTGAACATATGTCTGGTTCAGCATACGCACCTTCGTCTATAACGAGTACTACTTATTCAGATGAAACTGAAGCTGTAACACTTGATCTTTCTCATATTAAACAAAGACAATTTGTTGTTCCATTTCAAGGTGGATTTAATAGTGTGAATCCAGCAGCTCCAAAGTACACAAAAGATAACATTGTAACTACAAATACAATGGGATTTGATTGTTCAACTACTTCGACTGGTGGTACAGTAGCTTACAAGAAAGCTATTAACGCAATTAGTAATCCTGATGAGTTTGATATCAATATGTTAGTAACCCCTGGTATTATTCACGGATTACATAATAGTGTAACTAATCACGCTATTAGTAAGATGGAAGAACGTGGTGATGCATTTTATGTATTGGATTGTGTTAAACATGGTGATACAATAGCAACTGCAACTGCGGCAATTACCGCACTTGATACTAACTACGCAGCAACCTATTACCCTTGGGTAAAGATTGTTGATAGGAATACAGCATTACCAGTTTGGGTTCCGCCTTCAGTTGTGTTACCTGGTGTAATCGCTTACACAGATAAAGTAGCACACGAATGGTTCGCACCAGCAGGTTTGAATCGTGGTGGTTTAACAACTGTACTTGAAGCACAAACAAGATTAACTCATGATGAAAGAGATACTCTCTATGAAGAAAGAGTTAATCCAATCGCTTCATTTCCAGGTCAAGGTGTGGTAGTTTGGGGACAGAAAACACTCCAAGCAAGACCATCAGCACTTGACCGTGTGAATGTTCGTAGATTGTTAATCAAACTGAAGAAGTTTATCGCTTCTGCAAGTAGATACTTAGTCTTTGAACAAAATAGTACTGCAACAAGAAATAGATTCCTTAACATTGTGAATCCGTTCTTAGAATCAGTACAATCAAATGCAGGTCTATCCGCGTTTAGAGTAGTAATGGATGATACCAATAATACTCCAGATGTTGTTGATAGAAATCAACTTGTTGGTCAGATATTTATCCAACCAACACGGACAGCTGAATTTATTGTATTGGACTTCGTAGTATTACCAACGGGAGCAACTTTCCCAGCGTAAGTTTAATCATATAGATTAATAAATGAAAAACCCTTCTTTTTTGAAGGGTTTTTTGTTGCCCGATATATTTATATATGAAGTTAATATAAAACTTCAAAAAAACTATGAAAAATGAATATGATGATTTTTTATAAAATTGATATTTATAGTTGAAGAATTAAACTTATTGGAGATTAAAGATGCCAGAACTATTAGATCCTTCTGAAATTATGTTCACACCGTTTGAACCGAAAACGAAAAACCGATACATCATGTACATTGAAGGGATACCAGCTTATCTCATAAAAACAGCTAACAGACCTTCAATTGCCTTTGAAGCCATTGAACTAGATCACATTAATGTAAAAAGATTTGTAAAAGGTAAAGGAACATGGGAAGAATTAGAAATTACTTTATATGACCCCGTTGTACCATCCGCCGCACAGGCAGTTATGGAATGGGTAAGATTGGGACATGAATCTGTTACGGGTAGAGATGGTTATACAGATTTTTATAAAAAAGATGTAACTATTAATGTTTTAGGACCCGTTGGTGATAAAGTTGAAGAATGGACATTAAAGGGAACTTGGATATTAAATGCAAATTTTAATGATTTGGATTGGTCAAATACTACCGACCCAGCAGAAGTTACTCTTACATTAAGATACGATTACGCTATCCTACAATTCTAAGGAGGAAAACATGAGTTTTATTACACAGATGCTATCAGACGATGCAAAAATTTCGAGCAAGAGATTTATTGGATTTGCATCTTTCGTAATGTTAGTTTGTTCTTGGGGAGCAAATACATTTGGTGGTTTTGATATTAAAGACCAAA